AATGGATCAAAATATTTAATCAAAAACTCAATTACAAAAATACCAGTTTGTGTAATAACCAACTTATTTTTTTCATTTCCAAATAATTTTTCTGTTTTTTCTTGTTTTATTTCACCATCTTCTAAACAATAATCAATAACTTCTAATTTTTTACCTTCACAGTTTGTTTTTTCTACATAATTTCTTTCTTGGATTTTTTCAATTAATGCTGAAAATGTTGATGGTCTACCTATACCTCTTTGCTCTAATAATTGCACTAACTTTGCTTCTGTATAATGCTGTTTTAAATCTTTTAATGTTTGTTTACTTACAATTTTATTTGCTCTTATTTCACCTTCTTTTATTGTTTTTAAGAAATTGAAGTATTTATCTTCTTCAACACCATTTACTATCTTCCATCCTGCAAATACATTTTGCTCTGTTATTAATTTATAAAAATTGGTTTCTTTTGATTTTTCTGCAATACTTGGTGCTGTTATTTTTACCACAAATTGCTTATAAATTGCCGGTGACATTAAACTTTCTAATGTATTTGTCCAAATCAATCTGTACAGTCGTCTATGTTTAGCTGTAAATATATCTTCATCTTCAGGTAATTTATCTACAATGATATTTGTAGGTCTAATTGCTTCATGAGCTTCTTGTGCATTGTTATCATTTTCATTTTTAGATTTTGTTTTTTTGGGTTTAGCTTTTGATTTAGCTTTTGTTTTAGCTTTAGAATCTGATTTTTCATCTTCTTGATTTTGATCATTTGATTTATCGTCTGCTCTCTGATATAAACTATCAATATCTAAACTTATATAAGATTCATTATAATTTTTAATAATATAGTCTCGAGTTTTATTGATAAATTCTTCACTGTAAACTTTACTATCTGTTCTCATATATGTTATATAACCGCCTTCATATAATTTTTGTGCTAATGCCATTGTTTCTTTAGGTGATATATGCATAATATTATTTGCTGATTGTTGTAAAGAAGAAGTTGTGAAAGGTTGTGGGGGATTTTTTTTTGTTTCTCGTTCTTGTTCTCGTGATAAAATATGTTTAAAATCTTTTGATTTTTCTAAAAAATCTTTTATTTGAGAATGTGAATCAAAATTTTGATTTAATGTAAATTGTATATTTTTTGAAGTAAAATAACCTACTGTATTGAAAGTTAATTTTCCTGGACTATTTTTTATTTCTTGGTAATTTTCATAAACTAATCTTAATGCTGGAGTTTGACACCTTCCTGCTGATAATGAATTTTTTGTATTTGCAACAATATGTTTCCATAATAAAGGACTTAATTTAAATCCAACAATTAAATCTAAAATTTGTCTAGCTTGTTGTGCATAAACTAAATTTAAATTTACTGTTGTAGGATTTTCTATTGCATTTTTTATAGCTTTTTCTGTTATCTCATGAAAAATTATTCTCTTTGTTGTTGTTACATCTAAATTAAATACTTGTGTTATATGCCAAGCAATTGCTTCTCCTTCTCTATCATCATCTGTTGCTAATATCGTTTCATTTGCACCTTGAATTGCTTTTTTTAACTTATTGATTTGTTGTTGTTTTGACTCTATTACTTTAAAATTTGCTAAAAAATTATTATTAAAATCTATTTGATCTAAATTAGATAAATGAGTTATATGTCCAAAACTCCCTATAACTTTATATCCAGCTCCTAAAAATTTCTCTATTTTTTGACATTTTGCAGGAGATTCTACTATTACTAATTTATAACTCATAACGCAGTTATTAAATATTGTATTAATTATTTAAATAATTTGTTTATTTAAATAATTTTATTTAATTTATAAATCTCAATTTTATATAAAATTATTTAGTTTTATATTAGTTATTAAATAATATAATATTATATTATTTTAATAATGACAGATCCAAAACGCATACCTAATAACAATATTAAATTTTCTCATATTTATAATGTTTTAAATGATGCTTCTGCACCTGGAGGTACTAATCATAATGGAAGTGATCCAATTAGCTTAAACAGTTTTAGAAGTAGAGAAGTTGTGGAATCTGAATTAGTAGGGGCATTAATTGCTACAGAAGATCGAAAATTTAATTATATGGATGGAACAAGTGGAACTAGTATCAATTATTCTGATTACATTATTACAAATGTAGGAACTGCGGACGGTTATAGTTCTGGATTACCCCAAAATCTTAACGTTTGGCCAACGCCAACAGACATGGATGGTAATGGGAGTAACAATGATGATTCAGAGGATTTAAATAATCCATCCAATGCATGGATTTCTTCATCAGATTCATCCTACGATTATATGTCAGGAAATAAAGGTTTTCCTAATTCATTTAGTTTTATGCTATTACATAATTCTAGTGAAGAAAAGTTAATTATTTCTTGGAGAAGAAGTTCTGAAGGAAACTATGATACTCTTTATATGTATGAATATAAGCCCGAGACAGGAGATGACAGTGACAGTTTTTTAAGACCTGCCCCATATACTAAAATATTACAAAATAGTACCAGTGCTTCAATAGATGAAGACACCGGTAGTATAACTTCTAGTGCTGAATATATTGTTATTTTCTATGCAAAAGACGGCAGTGTAAATTTTGGCGACGATCGTGCATATTTTAAAATAGTAAAAGTAAATTCAGATTCTGGACTAATTCCTAAAACTTTTACTAGTAATACAGTTAGTTCATCTAATATTATTAGAGATGGACAAAGTATAAACCTTGATTCAACAACTAAAGGACAAACTTATTATGCAGAAAGTGGATTTAGATTTTATGATAATGGTGGTCCAAGTGGTAATGTAGATGAAAATTCAGATGGAATAATAACATTTGATGCAGGAAATGATAATTTACGATTTAATTTAACATTTAATAGCTTTCAATTTCCAGCGTCAAATGATCTGGTTCAACCTGGACAATTATCTATAAGGGATGGTAATGATAGTGACTCACTCAGTCGCATTAGTGTACCATGGATGATAGACCCTTCATTTGGAAAACAATCGCCGACAGGAACGGATTGGGATCGAGACGGACATGTATTACCATATAGTTCATATATTGCTGGATTAAATGGAGAAACATATATAACACGTGGTAGATATGTGCAATTTTCATATACTAATAATGTAGAACCCAGTACTAATTTTAACTTTAATAGTTATCCAAGTGAAGGTTGGGATATTTTATTACAGGTTGTTAATTTATCAAATGAACCATTATTTAATACTATTTCAGGTAGTACTATTTCAGGAACAAATTTACCTTTATCTATTAAGGATGATTTTTCTGGAAGAACAAAAACACATGATACAACAATACAAATAACAAACCTAGCTGGTTTTGCGACAACAATAACAAGTACTAATACAAACGCAGCCGTAATAAAATTAAATTTATTAACAAACAACAGTTCTAGTGTAATATCTTCAAATAATTCTTTTACTACAAATGATATTACCGTTATAAGTACCATTGGAAATGAGACTAATCAAGCTACAGTATCTAATTTAATAACAGCAGGTGCAAATGCATTTAGAGCGGATATAACACCTGTAGGTACATTCGCTCGTCAATTAAACGTATATGTTAAAGACAATAAATTTTTTGCTGAAGGAAAAATATGGAACAGAAGAAGTAATCTTGCGCCGAATTCTTTAAGATTACAATTAAATTTTCCAAAATTAACAATTTCATCAGACGATGTCACCAATGGAGGATCTACAACTAAACAAAGTATATCTCTGATTATAACATGTCAGCATAATTTCGATGGTTTACTTGCAAATGATATACAACTAGTAAATTGCGAGGCATCAGAACTAAATACTATTAATGGAAAACAAAAGCAAATAACAGTGATTGCTTCATCTTTTGGGGATATTTCAATAAGTATTGGCAGTGGAACAATATTTGAATCTGATACTGGTAACAGATTTGAAAATCCAGTTTCGTCCTTATTTAGCTATTCTTATTCTGAGGGTCCAGATCCATTTGCTGTGTTTGTTCATTTTAACGGAAAAGTAGAAAGTGAAAATGTTAAACCCAGGAGTCCTTACAATGTTTTATATTCACATTCAATTACTAAAACAAAAGAAAAACAACATATTTATATTGGATTTAAGTCACATGTAACAAGAAGCACATTTCAAAATGATATGTGTATAGCAGCAATTGGTTTGCTTTCAGGTGAACAACAATATAAATATTTATGGAATTTTAGTCAGATTTACAATAGTTATGTGAGTCGTAGTATTCAAATCCCAGATAGTTTAGAATGGTTTACAGATAATGGTAAAGCCGAACATCATCTTTTTGCACAATCTACACTTGGATATCCAGTGAATTTAATTGATGTAGATCCAAGGAGTTCACAAATAGTTGCTCCTATTGGACCCGATTTAATAAGGACAGATCCTAATTCTGATGATTATACAGGTAATGATGGAAAGTTTTATTGGTCAACAGGTACACCAAGTAGTAATACGGGTGCTAATGGCGGAATTACTATAAAGGGATTTGACCAAGAAACACAACCACCACTGCAAACAGACAATGTGGAACAACTATCAAGAGCGCAAAATGGTGAAAAAATATTAACACAAGTTAACAACACCTATTTTGTTTACAGAGAAACAACTAGTAGTGATCCATATACAGGTTGTATAATGAGAACCGCAGCGCCAGTTACAATAGAAGCAGGAGATAAATTACAGATAATATATCATTTTGCTACAAGTTCAAGTGGTAGAACCGAATTAAACGAAGCTGTTGACGAACCAAATCCAGATAAATTAACAAGAAGTCAAGATATGTTATTTTATGGATTTAAAACAGATGAAAGTATTATCTTTAGAAGATCCACATAAATTTCCAGGTGAAAATATTGACGATTATAATAAATTCTGGTATGATGAGTATAATAAAGATTTAAGTAATAATTTTTAAAATTAGTTTATTGTATCAAAAATTTTTTTATAGATTCTCGACTAGTTTTACTTATTGATCTACCACTAGCCATTTTAATCATATCTAAACAATTTTCATTTTCTCTCAAACCATCTAATAATTCACTCAATGTTTTAAATTTTTTACATATTGCATTACTTGTTTGTGTTTTAATTCCTGGAATTTGGATCAACATTAATTCCATAATATTATCACATGTAACATTTGACTTCTTAGTCACTTTTAATGTTTCAAGATAATTTTTCTCATTTTCTCTCATGTTTTCTTGCATATTATCATCTTCTATTTGAGAATCTTTTCCATCTTTTTTTTCCATTTCTATTGTGTTATCAGTTTCATTATTTACGGTATTAGCCACCCATCTTTCAGTATAAAATCCCGGTTTGTTTTTTTCTCTCAACATTTTATTAGCAAAATTATAAATTATCTCTCCTGTTTCAACTAAATTAACTGAATTAAAAACAGAAAAACCTTTATAATAATTGAGAGAAAATAATGAACTATATAATGTTGATTTAAAATTTTGATTTCTATGATTTATTATGTTACCTTCTATAAGATAAATAATATTATGATTAGGAGTAATTGATTGATTTAAACGAAATGATTGTTCATTATATCTTCCATCTTTTATAGAAGATTCTAAATCTTGGAGAGACTTTCTCTCAATTATTATTAAATTTTTATTTTTTTCTTCATCAAATAAAATATAATCACCTATATCTAGTCGTGTTATTTCAATCACTATTTTTACTTTAGCCATCTCATTTAAAGCATTTATATATTTAATAATTTGTTGTGGTTCACGGTTATCTATAAGAAGTTTCATACTCTAAATAACAATAACAATAATAATAATAATAATAATAATTATTTAATTTAAATTTCAAATAATTATTAAAAATAAAAATTAAAAACTAAAAATTAAAAAATATTTATAAAATCAGAGAGAAATAATTTAATGTAATAATTTTTTACCAGGATAGTACTGAACATTATTTTTAGTATAACCAATAAATTCAATACATGTTTTACCGTCTTTACACGCGGTAGAGCCTTTTTTACCTAAACCACATCCCGCATCAAATTCTTTTTGATTTAAATAAGTATGAGGAGATAACCAATAAAAACTATTTGCAGCAGCTCTAGCAGATTTATATCCATGAATACCAGTAACATTTGGTCTTACTGTTGCTGTGGGCGCTAAACCGGCCATTGAACCAAAAACACAGGTTTGATTTGTTTGTCTATTGCTTGAACCAATTAAATAAACACGCGGCATTATTTTATAATATTATAATATATTTTTTTTAAAAATTATTTATTAAAATTGTTTAAAAAAATAACCAAACAATAGATATTAAATAATTATGGAAAATAAATGTTTAAAAGATATTTATAGCGATGATGAATCTAATGATGAAAATAATATCAATAACATCAAAGATAATAGTGATATTATTAATCAAGAAGAAGAACTCATTTTTAATCCTTATAATGTAAATAATAAAGAAATTTTAGTTAATAATGTTCAATCTATTTTAAATAAATATGGAATTTTTGCTAAACCTTTCAATCATGAATTATATAAAAGAGCATTTATACACAGATCTTATACTAAAAGACCCAAGTTGGAAAATGAATTAGCTAATATTATTATAGCTGAAAAACCTGATAACTGTTTACCTTTAAAAACAAAATCTAATGAAAGACTAGAATTTATTGGAGATGGTGTATTAGAATTAATTACTAAATATTATCTATATAAAAGATTTCCAAAAGCAGATGAAGGATTTATGACAGAAAAAAAAATTGCTCTTGTTAAAAATGAACATATTGGTAAATTAGCACTTGAAATGGGTCTTCAAGAATATTATATTATTTCAAAACATGCTGAAGATAAAAATATTCGTAACAATTTAAAAAAACTAGGATGTCTTTTTGAAGCATTTATAGGTGCTATATTTTTAGATTACAATAGAATTGACATAAATGATGAATATGGATGGTTTAAAAATATATTTAATTGTGGACCGGGATTTCAAATGGCACAAATTTTTGTAGAACATGTATTTGAGGAACATGTTGATTGGACAAATTTAATTAAAAATGATGATAATTATAAAAATAAACTGCAAGTTATTATTCAAAAGGAATTTAAGATTACTCCAGAATATGTAGAATTAAAAGTTCCAGATTTAGAAAGTGAAACAGATAAAAATTATGAAATGGGTGTTTACATTTGTTTTGGACAAAATATTCATAATACTGATATTAAAAAATCCATAGATTTTGACTCACTTAAAACATTTCAATCTATTCATAAATTACTAGAAAGCAATAATAAACAATTAATATTTCTAACTAAAGCTGAACATAAAATAAAAAAAAAAGCAGAACAATTAGCTTGCGAAAATGCTATTAAATTAATTGAATTATATAATTAAACAAATCTAATTTAATTTAGGAATATATATAATTATATTGTATTAAATTATATATAATGTTAAATCAAACTATTGATGACTTAAAAGTTAAACCAATTGCTAAAAATAAACCCGATTTCAATATTATTATAAAATTACCACAAGAAGCAAAAATGCCTAATATAATAGATAAAACTAAAGATAAATTAATAGATCGTAAAAGTTTTTTTCATAAATTACAAGATAAATTAGATATTCAACAAACTGATAAATCTCAAAAAAAACCTTTAACAGATTCTAAACCTCTTGATAAACAAGAATCTATATTTAAATTTGATTCTAAAAAATCTGAACCTGAAATAAATACAACAATTAAAGTTGAATCTCTAGAAACTATAACAAATATTGTTAAAACAAACAAAAAATTAATAATACAACAACCTCAAGAAAAAGAATTAGCCGAATCTAAAATAGATTTACCTTCTAAAGAACGATTAACACCTAAACCACCTAAATCTAAAATTGAAACAATTAATGAAACTATTATTTTACCTAAAGATTTAAGATTTGGTAGAACCTTATATATTAATAGAATACCTAAACAACAACCAAATGTCTTAATTAAAGCACCTAATTATTATCTAAATAATCGCGAAATATTTATTAGTTTTATTAATTCCCTATTTGAACCATACAAACAAGAATTACTAAAACAAGAACAAGACATTAAATCCGGAAAAATATCAATTGATTGTAATCAATCTGGCGCAAATGATTTTTCTCTCTTGATACATCAAAAAATTGTTAGAGACTACATTAATATTTATACTCCATATCGTGGTCTTCTTTTATATCATGGTTTAGGTTCTGGAAAAACTTGTTCTTCTATAGCAATTGCTGAAGGTATAAAAAATGATAGAAAAATAATGGTTTTAACACCCGCATCATTGAGAGATAATTATATAGAAGAATTAAAAAAATGTGGAGACTATTTATATAAAAAAAATCAGTTTTGGGAATTTATTAGCTTAAAATCTAAACCGGAAAATTTAGAATATTTAAGTTCAGTTTTAAAATTACCACAAGAATATATTAAAAAAAATGATGGGGCATGGTTTATAAATGTAACTAAACAACCTAATTATGAAACATTAGGATTTGAAGATCAAACAAAAATAAATGAACAAATAAATAAAATGATATCATTTAAATATGAATTTATAAATTACAATGGCTTAAGAAGCTCACATCTTACATCTTTATCTTTAAACAACACAATTAATCCATTTTCTAATAAAGTACTTATAATTGATGAAGCACATAATTTTATCAGTAGAATTGTAAATAAATTAAATAGAAAATCATCTATGTCTATGAAATTATACAATTATTTAATGGAAGCAGAAAATTGTAAAATTGTTTTATTAACAGGTACTCCTATTATTAATTATCCAAATGAAATAGCTATATTATTTAATATTTTAAGAGGTTCAATTCATACTTTTTCATGTAAATTAATACCAGATAAAAAAAAATTAACAACCGAATTACTGAATCAATATTTTAAACGAGAAAATTTAGATGAATCAATTGACACTTTAGAATATAATGCCACCAGTTATACATTAAAAATAACAAAAAATCCTTTTGGATATATCAGTAAAGAAAAAAATAAAGTTGAATATACAACTGCATCTTTAACACGTCAACAATTTAAGGCTAATCTTGAAAATTGTCTTAAAAAAAATAATATTGGAATAGTAAATTCTAAAATTACAATTGAAAGTTATAAATTATTACCCGATAAATTTGAAACCTTTAAAAATCTCTTTATAAATCCCGACAATACTATAAAAAATCAAAATATGTTTAGAATGAGAATTTTAGGTTTAACATCTTATTTTAGAAGCGCACAAGAACAACTTATGCCACGTTTTAATAAATTAAATCAAGATGATTTTAAAGTTATTGAAATACCAATGAGCGATTTTCAATTTGGCATTTATGAAGAAGCTAGAGCACAAGAACGAAAACTTGAAGATAAAAATAAAAAAAAACAAGCAAAAAAACCAAAAGCAGGTGCAGAGTCAGATGATGTATACAGTGATACTGTTTCTACATATCGTATTTTTTCTAGAGCATTTTGTAATTTTGTTTTCCCTAAACCAGATATTAAAAGACCCATGCCCAATAATAATCAAACTATTGAATCTAATTTAAATGAAATTGAAAATGCAGATAAATTAACAGAAGATATAATTGAAGTAGTTAAACCCGAAGAAAAAGTAGAAAACATTGATGGCAAATATGAAGCAGATGACATTACTAATTTAAAACAACAAGGCATAACTGGAGATTCTTCATATCAAAAAAGACTAGAAGAAGCTGTGAATTTATTAGAAATTAATTCTAGTAAATATTTATCAAAACAAGCATTATTAACTTATAGTCCAAAATATTTAAATATATTAGAAAATATTGTAGACAGTGATCATGAAGGTATACATTTACTTTATTCACAATTTAAAACCCTTGAAGGTATTGGTATTTTTAAATTAGTTTTAAAAGAAAATAATTTTGCAGAATTTAAAATCAAAAAAAATAGCAAAGGAGAATATGTTTTAAATGTAGATGAAAAAGACATAGGAAAACCTATGTTTGCATCATATACTGGTTCAGAAACACCCGAAGAGCGAGAGATCATTAAAAATGTATTAAATAGCAATTGGAAATTAGTACCATCAACAATTACACAACAAATATCAGCCAGAAATTTAAATAATTTTAATGGAGAAATTATTAAAGTTTTAATGATTACTTCATCTGGAGCTGAAGGTATTAGTTTAAAAAATGTACGATTTGTTCATATAACTGAACCATATTGGCATCCTGTAAGAATAGAACAAGTTATTGGTAGAGCTCGTAGAATTTGTAGTCATAGTGATTTACCAATCGAAAAACAAGATGTCAAAGTATTTTTATATTTAATGAAATTAAGTGATGAACAATTAAAAAGTGATTCTTCTATTGAATTACGATTAAAAGATGTAAGTAAACGTGAAAAAGGTAAAATAGTAACAAGTGATCAATTACTTTATGAAATTTCTTTAATTAAAGAAGAAATTAATCATGAAATTCTTAAAAATGTTAAAGAATCGGCTATTGATTGCAGTATTCATACCAGAGCTGGAAGTAAAGATAATGTAAAATGTTTTGTTATAGGAAATCCTTCAGCTAATAATTTAACTTATCTTCCTGATATAAATTTACAAGATAAAGATGCCGCAATGGAGCTTAATAAAAAGAAAGAAATATTACAATTAGTTGAATTAAAAATAAAAGGTGTAACATACGCATATGATCAAACAACAAAAATGCTTTATGATTATGATAGTTATTTAAAACAAGAATTATTATTAGTTGGTAAAATTGAAGAACAACCAGACAAAACATTTAAAGTGAAAAAAATTTAATTTAAAATCTAGAATCTAGAATTTAGAATTTAGAATCTAGAATTTAGAATCTATTTTATTTAATTTTTCTATTATTACAGACATCAAATCTTCTAATTTATTTAATCGATCTAATATTATTTGATTATCATTTTTCGTATTTATTGGAGTTGTTTTTAAATTATTTTCAATATTATTTTTTAAAAGATCATCTAAATTACTAATTTTTTTCTTTTCTGGTTTTTTATTATTTACTTCTTTTTTTGATAAATTTGGTTGATTAGATAAATCTATAATATTTAATGATAAATCATAAGATTCACTTTTATTGATAGACGTATTATTACTATTATCTATATTAAAAACTACATTATTTCTTTGTTGCTGTAATTTTTCTAATATATTATTCATTTCATTTGTTTCTAGTGGACTATCTAAATCTTCTTTAAAATTAATTTCTTCTGGTTTTGATTGATTAATCAAATTATCAAATTCATTTTTTGTTTCTTGAAATTTATTATCAAATTCTTGTTGTCTTTCATTAATATATGAAGTTTTTGTCATTTCATTATTTTGAGGTACAATAGATTTTTTAAAAAGTGAAATATCATTTGAAATATTTTTTAATATTATTTTATTTAATTCTAATAATTTTTGTTGATCAATTTGTTTTATTGATAAATTAGATTCTATTTTATTTATATTATTTTCAAAAATTGTTTTTACATCATTTAACATATTATTAGGTATATTATTAAATATCTGATTACTATATAACGCATTCCATAAAATTTCTTTGTTATTATCATTTGATAATAAATTCATAAAAATATATATTTTTTAAATATATATTTTTAATATTAAATTAATTATAATTATAATATTTTCTTCTCAAATTTTTCATTTCACTATCTTTTATTCTTTTTGTATTAAAAAAATTATAATTTTTTGTTTCTTTTAGTAACTCTACAATAAAATAAATAGAATACATACCACATTGACCATCATTAAATTGATGAACAAATCCTACATTATTACTTACTGTAAAATCAATATTTAATTCATGACCTTGTCTCTTTACACGTTCAATAAACCGATTTATTTGTTTTGGAACTTTATCACCATTACTATCAAAATAATAAATAAATCGTTTTGTTAAATCTATAAATAAAGATATCCAGTGTGTTCCACTTTTATAATGTGGATCTGTATTAAAAATTATACCAATTTTTGTTTTATTATTATTTAAATGACTTTTTAAATTAAAATTACATAATTCTTCCCAAACACATGTTGAAAACAGTTTTTTTGTATCAAAATCTATAGGAGATGGACCTATAAATTTAAAATTTTTATATCTATCTTGGTATTGTCTTAACAATTTTGTTATATCAATACTTGATAACCATTCATATGGTTTGGTTTTCCATGAATCTGGTGCAAATGGTTTAAATATTTGTTTAACAAATAATTCTTTATTTTGTATAGAATTTATATTTTTACTATTTAACCAACATAATTCATTATAACATTTTTTTTTTAAAGTTTCTTTAAAAAATTTCCATATTTCTTTAGTATCATTTGTTTTAATTTTATTAATGCTATTTTGATTCCAAACTGTTTTAAATAACAAAAGATTTTCATCAGTAAAACAAGTAAAAGCCTTATTTTTTGCTGATAAAGTTTTTTTTCTGTTTGGAGAACATTTAAGTTTTTTAAATGTTTTACTTGATTTCATTTTTTATAGTATATATTATAAAAATATTATATTGATCGTTTTTTTGGTATAAAATTATTAGTCATTTTTTTATTTGTAGTTTTTATATAGAAATTATTAAAATTTTTTATTTGACGTGAATTATAATTACCCAAATTAGATATATCATAATGATTTATATCTATAAAGTCATTATTTATCAAATTATCATTTGTAAATGTATTTAATTCATCTTTTATTATTGCTTTTATTTCACTCATTTTAATGTATTCTATTAAATCTTTTACATAAATTAAATATTCTCCTCTAAATTTATTTTGATCTCCATTATTATCATTACAATTACATTTATAATATTTTTCTAAATCATCACAATTATCTATTGCATAAGTTAATAAATTATTATTATAACTTTCAATTAGTTGTTTATATTTTAATAAATCTGATTTTAAATGTGTTTCTTTTAATATAGTATCATGCGAATATTGTTGAACAGCTTTATTTTTTATTATATATTCACGATTTTTATTAGTAGAAAAAAGTAAATCTACATTATTTACTAAAACATTTTTAGACAAATCTTGGGTTTTTATTTTTTTTTCATTTTTATTTTGATTTCCTAAATTTTCATCTAAATTTTCTAAATTTAAAAAATCATCATCTATTTTAATTGTTTTTTTATCTAATTTTTTATCTTGTTTTTTATCTTGTTTTTTATCTTGTTTTTTATCTTGTTTTTTATCTTGTTTTTTATCTTGTTTTTCTTTTAATTTAACTTTATCACTATTTAGATTACTAGTAATTTTATTTGATTTTATAT